CTGATGTCGATTATTATGTTAGGCTTAAAGAGTCAAGTTAATAGTTCTTACCAACAAGGATCAAATCAAATGCCAAACGCAACAATCAAAGCCTGGAACCTTCGAAGTCTCAACGAAGAAATCGCTCACGTTCAACAGCGATTAGAAAAAATGGAAAACACGGATGCTGATTATCGCAAACAAGTTTATCCCCACGTTGAAATCACCATCGAAGCACTCGACAAGAAATTGAAGAACTTGCGACACGCACGAATCTTACTTCAACTAGAACTAGAAAACTAATCAAGTAAAATCTTAATCACAAGGATCAATCAAATGAAATTCAACATGTTCATCACCATCGCACTAATCAATGAAGCAGCCGCCGCAGGAGACCTTAATGAACTCAGGAGAATCGGCAAGCGAATCAAAAGCCATAGCGGTCATATGTCAAAAGACAAAGCCTTCGCTTTGCTAGGCCTAGTTGACACAGTCACACAGCTAGTGTTAACATCATCTAAGTAATTATCACAAAGGATCAATCAGATGAATATTCAATACTCAACCGAGATGGTTCGCAATCATCCAATCGACCAAAACAAAGTCACAGGCATTCACATTGTCGTACACGTCGAATGGTATTTTGAATTCCATCACAATCATGTCTTCACTTTTAACTGCGATGGCCGCACCTTTGAAAAAGTGGATGCACTTATCGCCAAGATGGAGACAGCCAAACTAAACTTGAATCACTTTAAGAATTCCGAACACTGGACAATTATCAGCAAAGGATCAAACTAATGGATATTTCAAAAGTAATACGCAAACTGAACGCCGAGATAAAATGGATGAGGTCAGAATTAGAGGATCTTGAGAAACTTGCGAGAAACTACAAGTTCAAAGAATGCCTTCCAGACGGAGTCATCCCATCCAGAGAAAAGTCTTGGTTCAATGAGAGACATCATTACTCCAGAGGCAAACGGGATATGATGAAGTGGCGGTTAGATACTTTGGTAAAAATGAGAGATGAGATCAAAGAGGAAGCGGGGATTACTTTATAAAAAGGAACGTGCGGCACTTCACAAAAGACAACGGAGACCTTATTGTCCTGAGTGGGTGCCGCACGCTATTCTAACCGGCCATAGGGGCCGCTCCTTTGGCTTCTTTTGCTCTGAGGACATAATCTTCTGCCCAATGAGGTTGTAGATGAAATTCACCTTGAGATATTTCTTTCTGTCCGATTTCATCCCAATGCTGTTGAAGTCCTTTATTCCCGCCTCCAGTACCTGAAAGATGTCTATCCGAAACTCCCCACCTATACAGATAAAATATTTCATCAATAGGAATTAAGTCACCGGAAGTGTTAACTCCACTACTGGCTAATTGGATGTTAAACTGTTGGTCTTCCCATCCACTAGCCTTCTCTGGATAACCGCCGATTACCTCCAATACTTCCCTGCGCCATAAACTCATACAATGTGTATTACCTACACCGGATGTATGGAGAGTTTTGTCGCCTGGGCAGTAATAGTAATTCTCAGCACGCCATTCTAGCTTATCGCCTAAATTGTCTACTGAATATGAAAGTCTATGCGGCAAACTTATGTCATCGTCATCCCAGCGACAGAATAAGTCTGCGTCAGAACTTTCAATCATAAATTTGATTTTATCAGACAAGGTACCAAATCTGGTATCTAGGTTTTGGATGATAATCTTATCTTGATCAATAGCATCCGAATAGATTAGTTTCTGATCTGGAGTATCATTGCAGATAATCAATTCACGATTATCATAATCTTGAAGTAGAAATGAATGGAGTGCTTCCTCTATAAGATGCTGGTTTTTTGGACAGCGATTATAGGTCGGCATTAAACAAGCGATTTTCATTTTTGATTTGTTCCTATTTTGTTCACACAAAAAACTATACACATAAAAATAATGATAGCAACTTCAAACGGAAGTTGAATAGTTATAAAAATCGAAATTATGGAAATGTCAATCGGTTTCAATTTTCTCTGGATAGTTTTCTGTTCCCAGATGTTGCCCATATGGGATCTGCTGGTTGACTGCGATAAATAAGGAGCCGATTAGCTTTGCCATCCGACCGGAATCAGTATGCCATTTATCCATGACATCAACGGAAGGTTGCCAAATAGGATCTCCAGGTTTGTAATCATGTATCACTACGATAGCATCGTGTCGGACATTCAACGCCCAATCACAAAAGAACTGTATGTCTTGAACTGTATCATCTGCATCGTAAAACAGAAGATCAAAATCTTTTGGATTCAATAACGAAACTTCTTCATTCATCTTTGATTGATCAATGCTTATAATGTGCTCCGCATTCTGAGCAAGAGCGTCCGTTAACCGTCCTTGTAAGTTGCCTATCTGTAGAACACGTATTCCTCTTGCTAGTTGTGACAAGGCTAGGAACTCGTGGTCATCCAACTGTCTATCTGCCTTTCCTGTAAATTGAGGTTTCATTTTAGGTCTCCTTATTATCGCCCGCCCATTTTCCGATCGGACAATTTGATTCTGCCCACGAGGCCTTCTTAGCAAGAAAGCAACCGCATAGTGAGCATTGGTCATCGTTTCTGAATTCGCAGATACTGCAAAGCGACAAGCGGTCCTCTACCACTTCTTTGCTTGCACTTTCAGATCCTGTTTTTATATGGTCTTTGACCGCCAGTGCAAAGTTCTTTGCCATCTTTATCTTGGACGGTAACTTCGGTTTGTCTTTCTTTAACCGACCAAGAACAGTCATACCATACTGATTGGTTCTGTGGGTAATCACAGACCACTCGGGATTCTCTTTCATAAACTCACGGAGGGCAAATAAGATACCTGGTCCACCATCTTCTCCACGCTCGCCGTTTGATCCGGTTCCCCTTGCAACAATATACCGCCTGACAGATGAGGCGTGTTTCTTTAACTCATTAGTCATGACTCCAAAAGTGTGACGGGTATCTATGAACAGAAGGTCCGTCTTTTCTATTGGCTCCACAAGCTCAGTCGTCAACGTAGTCCGTTGAATTTTAGTTCCAGGGAGGATCGCTTCCATATAATCCATAAGACTATGAGGTTCAATATTGTGAGACACAAGTGTCTTAGGTTTAGCAGCGGCAAAAGCAACAAAAGATTCTTTGCGTTTTGAGATTTCTGTAATGTGCTTGCAGTCGGAAGCCAAGTCCCTTAAAAATTCTAGATGCTCATCTAGGTCCCGTTTGACATTGCTAACAATTTCAAATACCTTCTCAACGGGAGCACCTTCCTCCTCTAATGTAGACCCTTGAATTTTACGGGCTGCTTCACATGGTGAACACTTCTCCCCTTCTTCTTTTTCTTCCAGTTCATTTTTAATGGGGTCCTCTATAAGACGGTCCCAAATAGTATCCAATAACAATCCAGTGCTAACAAAGTGTTCGTGAATGGGATCTAATTCACGTCCCAACTCATTGAACTCCAAGACGTAGTTCCTCACCTTCCCGTATCTTGTGAGAGGATACTTCGGACCATCTGGGCGACCGAAGCGATGTACCCATTTGAGAAACGGAAGACAGATTGCTTTACCGCCTTGTTGTCTATACTTTTCGTGGATGTAAAGTTCTTCACCGCCGAAACCTCTTGAATGGGGATTAAAACCCAACCAAGCAGCACGTCGACAAGTGAAAGAGCCTAAGCCTTGTCCTGGAATTTCAAATGGCTTATCATCATCATTCACACCTGCCAACTTGAAGCCAGCATCTTTGTAAACAGAAGGATGCCCAGCCCAAGCAATCTTATGCGGAACCTGTTTACCCGCACAACTCATAATCGGTTTCTGTCCCATCTCTAAAGCTATAGGTAATGCTTGGTCTTTCTTTGATGGATCTTGGATAATGGAAAAGTATTCTGTTTCATCTTGATTAGTCCAAGCAGAACCCCAAGTCCCCCACATCTCGCCACGCCACTCATCATTAAAGTGGGTAGTTACTTGGTCCATCCCATCGTAAACAAGAGGGCCAGAATAGATGTTATTGGTTTTAGGATTTGCCTGATAATAATCCAGTAGCCTCTTAATGGATCCGGATGGGTACATGACGTGACAATCATTAACCAGAACAAAGTCACCATCGGCATGGTCGAAGATAGCGTTGCGACTAGGTGACGTTCCTTTGGGATCTGTAAGGGGAATGTATTTAGCTCCAGCCGTTCCCCTTCTTGCTGCCCCCTCCACAAAACCTTTCAGAAGAGATCCATGCTGAGTGTGAGGGGAGTTGTCTATTACAACAAACTGAATATCTTTTATTACTTCGGGGTGATACAACCGAAGTGCTTGAATGGTGAAATAGGCTCCATGATAATCATCATAGTGAGCCATTCCGATAGTTAGTTTTGGCATTAGTTGGTCTCCTTATGCCGTGATTAAATTTTAAGAACAGGTACCTGCTCTTGTCTCTGTCGGATAGTCTCCACTTCCTGCTGGTGGGGAACAACTACAGGTACATGTATTCGATGATAATCCCCAAGCCGATCCGTCCCATATGTAAATACAGTCGCCGCTACATGTTGGAGCCACTGTAGTTGTTGGGCATGTTCTAGCTGCACAATCATTTGAACTATCCCATGTTCCTGCTGTTCTTGCGGCACATTCCGCTTCGGTATCTCCATCAGAACATGATCCGTAATTATAACAACAAGAGCCGGTTGGTGCTGGTGTTGTTGTTGTTGGGCATGTTCTGGCGGCACAATCATTAGTCGCATCCCATGTACCCGCTGTTCTTGCGGCACATTCTGCTTCAGTATCTCCGTCACTACAAGAACCATAATTATGGCAACATGAGCCTGTTGGGGCTGGTGTTGTTGTCGTTGTCGTTGTGCCATCATAGTCATCTGGGCAAGAGTCACAGGAAGCTCCAGCACCTAACCAATAAACATCACAACCGCCATCGGCTGGACTCTTGCAACATGAACCGCCGCCTCTTGGCTTATTACAATTCCAAACTTCAGTTTCATTGCAACTGAGTAACTTCCCAATTCCACCGCCGTTAATAGTACAAGAAGCCAATGTTGAATAAGTGCAACATGCACCTTTGCAACAACAATATCTTCCATTGTGTGCCCGATTGCATCTGTCATTGTAGTTGGGTGGTTCTTCGCATGTTTCGGAAGGATTACAGGTTGTCGTTGTTGCTGGGCCGCATGTTCCGTTTACAACTTCACCTTCTCTTCCATTGCAACTCCCCCAATACACTTCCCCTCCTGGTCCTGTACATGTGCATCCTGGCGGATCTTGCATAGGGCACATTCGGTCATGAATTTCTGTTGTGTACCAATAGGAATCAATATCAGGAAATCCCGCTTGATCAATACATTGCATTTGACAATTTGGAACCGCACACGGGTCAGCGGTCGTTGTAGTTGGGGCGCATGTTGTTGTGGTTGTTGTCGGAGCTACTGTTGTTGTCGTCGTCGTTGTTGGGCAAAGCGTTGTTGTGGTTGGTGGTGCTGTTGTCGGAGCCGCTGTTGTCGGAGCCGCTGTTGATGTTGTCGTTGTCGTTCCACAAACAGCTTCAACCTCTTTTCCACAAGATGGGTTCTCAAATACGGATTTGGGTATGGCGTCGCTCGCCTCCCCACAAGTATAACAAGGCTCTCCCGATTCAACGGTATCACAACCATCGACAACCACCAGCCATTGGGGTGGAGTACAATCACAAGAATATTTCCACTTGCAAACCTTTTGACAAGATTCAGGAGCCAATGTTGTCGTCGGTGCTGGTGTTGTATATCTTGAGCATGGGATATTTACAACCACGCCATCAGATGATGCTCCAAGATCATCTCTAGTTTCTGGGCATGGGCAGTTATCTTCATCACAGCCGTCATAAGTTAGAACCCAAGAAGCACAAGTTTCATCGTACCTGTAGAAACACAATCCCTCACGTCCACTACCTCCAGGACAAACTCTGGCACATGGATTACAGGTTGTCGTTGTTGTTGAAGTTGTGGTTGTGGTTGGGTCAGTTGTTGTGGTTGTATAACATTGCTCTTCACAAGAAAGAGTTGTGGTTGTTGATTCACGGAATCGGCAAGGAGTTGAAACCACATCACATGAAGAACCAGATTGAGATGGGAAATCACAACTGCAATTACCGGCAACCATTCCTCCAGACGTACCAGTACAACCCCCTTCTATCCATACCCAAGCCGTGTCATACATGTAAGTGCATGTTCCATTGCATGTAGGCTCTGGTGGTGGTGGGGATGGTTCTCGTTCAACGACTTGGCATTCCGAATGATAGGTCGCATCACACTCTGGTTCGGTTGGCGGCCAACTACAAGGACAACCGTATGAACACCCATTTGAAGTCTGAACCCATTCCCAAGCTCCTCCTCCGCCAGGAACAAGTTTGGTTGCATAATCACAACCAAGCGTGCAATTCGCATCAGGATTTTGAGTTGTGGTTGTTGTGTCGCAATTACAAGGTGCTTGAGTTGTGGGTGAACTGGTTGTTGTAGTTGTGCAATTTAGGTTCGGGGTACCTACATCGGTAACACATTGAGTTTGAGCAAGTTCACCATCTACATCCCCGCAATATTCTGGGTACTCACAATCGCAAAGACTCGGGTCATTGGTCGTAGTGGTCGTAGTGGTTGTAGTACCAGAAGAGGCGTATGCAATCGCTGCCGCTGTTGGAGCTATAGAGGTGTCGAGTGGTGCAAGTGTTGAGTTTGGATGTGGGCATTGCTTACAAGTAGGATCGGGGTCGGGTTCATATGGTGGGTATGTTGTTGGTGGATTAGTTGGTGAGGTTGAACAACCATCTGTTTGTACTTCCCACGCTTGTTCATAAGAATTCCAACGCCATTCACAAGTACCCGAACAAGGTGTTGGAACTGGATCAGGATAATCTGTTTCTGATGGAAGTTGTGGGGAACTTGGTGCTGAAGTTGTTGTGGTTGGTGCTCCAGCGGGACGTTCATTTAACCATCGTCCATACTTTGAACGATACATCTGGAAGTACCCATCTTCCCCGGTAATGGCCTCTAAGTAGATGTTGTAACAAGTGACCCTAACAATTTCACCGTCCGGAGTTTTGACCGCTTCTATTCTGTATGAAGAACCGCCTGAGTGAACGTGGCGATATAAACAAACTTCAGCAACGCCAGGTCTGTTTCCACGTCTGGGACCGAGAGTATCATCACAATGAAGAATACCAAAATAAGTATCGTTTGCCTGCCAAACCTGATCTGGTCTGAAAGAGTTGGCGTGAGCTTGCGTTTCCTGATCCAATCGGTCCAACGCAGCTTTGATTTTATCTCTATCGGCATCCGATAAATAATAATTGGCCATTGTATTATCCTAAAGGCATCACAATAAGTTCAACCTTTGTACTTCCTTCAGGTGAGCTTATCTGAATTTTAGTTACATCCATAGGCTTGAACAGCAAAAAAGAACCTTTATCAATCGTAAATAAAGGATCCCCTTTGTCATATCTTACTAGAATGTTTTTGTTTTTATCCGAATCTTGTTCTTCCTTAGATGGATGAACGCTGTAGGCTTTTTTTGTATTCTTGATTAAGATGTAGCTCACGTTCTCAAGCCAGCCAGTATCTATCGCAATCCAGTCCTGATCCACTTTTACTTTACGCTTGTAAACATCTTCTTCGGATTGAGGTAGTACGGCCTCTAATACGTGACTGGAATAGATAGGGTTTTCATTAAATTTCTCATAATAGAAATCTAATCGTGCTGTGATTCTGTCGTAATCTTCAAGAGCATCAGAGGGCTTTACTGCGATGGCTTCAAGCTGTTCTATTGTCGTTGCGTAATCTGCGTCAGACATATCGGTCTCCTATGTCTATCAAGCTAGGGTTAAATCGGTTGGGATTCCTAAAGTGGAGAAGTTTGATTCATCATAATATTCGATATCTATCTCAATCGGATTTTCAATATCCTCCAAGACATTCCCCTTCCCATCCAAATACACTCTTGTATTATTTCCGTTGATGTCTTCATAAAGTTTGAAGTCATCAGGGTTCTTTTTATCCCCTCCTTTGACTAAAACTTTGGTGCCTTCATCATATATCGTATTATCAAATGTATCGTATCTGCATTCAAACTCGTAGGAGACTTTGTAAAAGAAGGTACAAGTCCCATATAGTTCTCTACTCCAACTGACGTTGGATAGCTTTACACAGCGTTTGGAGAGTCCCCACAACGTGGATTCATTAACAGTGTCTATCATCTCGGCGATGTCAACTAAAGGAAGCACTAAAACATTCTTTTCAATAGTTACCGTAGGTCTATTGGCATCAAAGGTAACTTGGTCGCCCCTTATTCTTTCCAAGGAGCTAGATTTTATTGCCTTACCGTCTTTATCTTTCTCAACTTCCTTGGTGTACTTTGCAAAGCCGCCAGAGATTCTATCGGGTTCATTAAGAGGGTTATCAATCGTGGTATCTTGGCAACGATTAAGCGGCTTGGTGGAGAATGTCTGTTCAACTTCCCACCATATTCCTTTTTCGTTTTGAGTTAGACTTCTGCACGACATAACAGGAAGACAACGTGCCCAAGCATCGTAATCATTTCCTTGATTCCATGAAGAGCCAATAGCGGGAAGACCTTGCGCAACTAAAGCGTGAGCGGGGCCATCGTCGGTATAACCGGATCTGACTAACCACTTGACCTTATAAGTTCGGTGACCTTCTTTATCACGGGATAAGCTCCAATCAATTCTTCCATAATTTATACTACTCATTATGCTAGACCAGCCTCCTCTATCACAACTGGAATCCTTTCAGCCAAGATTCTAGTATTTTGTGCAATGTTGTTTAGATTCTCAGCACCTTGTTTTTCTTCTGCTGGTATTCCCGGTGCTGCATTTATTCGCGGTCGTCGATTAAGAAGGTCTTGTCCTTGTGCTTTGAAATCAACTTTTTCTCCACCACTTCTTAGTGCTCGGAATTCTTCAAGTCTTGCAGCGGCTTCAGCACTTCCTGCTGCGACAGCATCGACACCACTTACTTTGAATTTGATTTGAACTGTCGTATCCTCCTTCAACTTCTCCATAGCTCTGGTATAGGTCTCCAAATCTATGGCTCCTTTCTGAAGTAGGTCGTTGAGTTCTTTCTGTCCCTCTCTGAATTTCTCTCCAGGTTTCCTGACAGATTTTCTAAGCTGCTCGCCTTTTTCTTTCAGCTTCTGTTCTTCTTCCAGGGCTTTCTTTTCTGCTTTCATATTTTCAAGTATTTGTGTTTTCAGTTTTAATGCAAAAGCCTCTTCCGCATTTAAGCCTGCCTGTATTGCAGCATACTCTGCTTTTTCGGCTGCATTCATATGGAACGTAGCAATTTCATCATCTAGTGCTTGATTCATTTGCTCTTTGGTTCTTAACAGTTCTTCCTCAGCATCCTTCTGTTCTTGAATAGCTTTTTCTTCATCTTTACGTGCTTGGAGTTCCGCTTCCATAGCATCGTTTTTATCTGCTATGGCTTGAAGTTCTTTAAGCTGTTCTTCCGTAGCTCCCTTCTGTGCCGCATTGTACATCTCTATCTGACTAGCCGACATTCCGTACGTTGCGATTTGATGCTCCAACTTTTGATTAAGTTCAACAATGGCATCTGTTTCTTCAGCGTATATTTCTCCTCGGATTGCCCTTCCTTCTTCTAGGTCTTTCTGATCTGCTAGGACTTGATTGTGATGTTCAGCGGCTTCTATGAGATCCTTTTGATGCTGCTTATACATCTCTTTCTGATCAAGCATCTGATTAAGATTATCTTTTTCAGCGGTATAAACTTCACTACCAATCGCACCGTAAGATGCTCCCGCGTCCTCCATTTCTTTCAACAAATCTTTTTGTAGCTTGAGACGCAAGTTCATGCCTGAGACATTATTTTCGGCCCGTTTGATCGCCAGTCCAAATTCTTTTTGTTTTTCTATTCCATCTTCCATTCCTGTGAGTTCATTCATCTCTTGGATGTTTTGTGTTTCCCATGACTTCATCCACTCTTTGTCAAGGCGGTCTCTTTCTTTCTGAGCGGCTTTCAATTCTCCGTAACCCGCAAGGGCTCTACCAATGGCAACAGCTACAGCTATTATCGCAGCGGCAGCTGCTAATACCGCCAAGACAGGCATGGCAGCCATAGCCATGTTTAATGCCCATTGAGCTATTGTTGCAAGTTTAGATGTACCACCATATAGTGCGAGGGCGATAGTTGCTTTTGTATAGCCTATCTGAATCGCAGCCATCATACCTACCAAAGTACCCAGTGCAATTAATGTGGGTCCCAGTATTGCCATAAATGTGATAAACCCAAGAACTAGATTCTGAACCCAATCATCCCAACTTCTCCACCATTCAATCAGGGATTCTATTTCACCAGCCATGTGTTGCACAAACGGAATAAACTTTTCACCTATCTCTGCTGAAACATTCTTAATGGAATTCCAAGTAGTCTGCATCTGAGCTTCAAAAGCCTCTAACTGATTGACCACAACATCGTTTGTAGTCCCTGCAGAATTTCTTAATGCTTCCTCATTATCTCTAATAGCTTCCGAGAAACCAAGCAAAGGCATGATCGCTTGTTGAACTCTGGCCTCGAATCCTAGAGTTGCTAATTTAATCCGAACCATCTCAGGGGATAATCCAGCCATCACCTGTTCCAGATTCTGGATAATATCCGCCATATTTCTCATTTCACCATTGGCATCGAATACATCAAAACCTGCTTCTTTGAATGCAGCGGCATTCTTCATTGATGCATCAGATAGCAATCTAAGAACACGGTCAAGATTATTACCAGCAAGTTCTGCTTTAATACCTTGATCGGCATATACAGCTAGAACGGCGACACCTTCTTCAATATCTTTATTGAAGCTCCTAAGTGAAGCCCCTGCCTTCGATGTAAGAGCTGTACTGAACTGTTCGACGGTAGCGTTGGCTAATGTGTTTGCCTTCACTAGCACGTCAGACACACGTACTAAAGCAGCGGTCTTCATAGCTGTTGTGCCTATGGACATTCCCAAGGCACTTTGAGCGTCTGTTAACAAGTCGGTCGCTGTCGCCATATCGAATTGGCCAGCGATTGCAAATTGGTTAACATGTGAAAGTGATCTTATTGATTCTTCGGCATCCATACCAGCAGAAGCAAGGAAGAAATAAGCCTCAGCTGCTTTCGTGGCTGAGGTTGGTGTTTCTTCAGATATTTGTTTGGCTGTGGCAGCCATCCGATTTCTAAGCTCATCGGTCATATCGCCCATAATAGCAGTGGACGTTGTCATGGCCTTGTCGAAGTTTGAAAAGGCTTTAATTCCGGCTGTGACTCCAGCGATAACTGGTAAGGTGATAAACATAGTCATCTTCTTACCTAGCCGAGCCATTGACTCGCCTGTTGCTTTCATCCTCCTTTGCGTAGTAGTAGCAAAGTCGTTGACTGAACCTTTTGCATCCTGAAGCTCCTTTTTAAGGGAGCTTGTATCAGCTGCAATTTTTATTAAAAGTCCTTCAATATCAGCAGTAGCCATTAATCTTCACCCAGAACTTCCGAATCCAAACCCACAAAAGACAACCAGTTTAACTTCTGGTTCTTGACTTCTTCTAGGTCTTCCGCTGTCTTTCCTGCTTCTTGGAATTTCAGAAGGAAGTCCTCGACTTTGACTTTGTTTGGATTCTTGACTATAGTTCTCCGAACTTCGGAGGCGACCATAGCGAACAAATAATCCTCACGATGAAAACGGTTGTGCTCATCTCGCATGTATATCTTCCACAAGACGAACTCTTTGCTGGAGACACGTGACTGACACTCCCGAAGAGTCATCCCTAACTTTTCGGCTAGCATCAGCCACCATATTGTCTCTCCAGCCTCTAATCGTTTCCCGCTTCTTCTTCTGCCTCATCATCTAATGCCGATAAGTCTTTGGCTGCCTTAAACAGGCTTTCAACTACTCTGGACGGCCATTTCTGGATGGAGCCGATTGGAACGGTCGATTCTTTTCCGTTATCATCAACTTTGAATAAACAAGAGTGTAAAAGGTTAGCCTGTAGGCCTTCAAAACTGGATACGATTTGTTTCCCATCTTCATCGGTCTTCATTCTTTTTCCGATAAAAGAAATGTATTGGTCCCTTGCGTTTCCAGTCATCTCTTTTAACACGTACTTTTGAACTTTACCAGTTTCTGGTGATTCCAATTCCACTGGGATCGAATCCAAATCCAAATTGAATTTTAGAACTTCATGTTCACTCATATTTAGGTCTCCTTAAAACTAAAGTTAGGCAGAAGTATAAACAGGTGCCGTTTCCGAACCGCCTGTTGTTCCCGCCCCGTCTTGATTCGTAACAACTATTGTTACTTCAACTGTTGGTAATTCACCAGGAGTTAATTCACCTGGAGTAAAGGAATCAATGTATCCATAGAATACCAAAGTTGATGTGTCTGGGAATGTTACAGTAATTGACTGATTAACATTCACTTTACCTATACCTGTGGTATTATACTCAGCAGGGTCATAGATTGCTGTAAAGCTGACTTCACCGAGGTCTTTCAACTTCTTGGGAGCCTTAGTTCTATAACTGCCATTTCGGTGAGTGGTGACATCTAAAGAGCCACCTCCAACAACTGCAGGCGGAGAGATACTCACCTCCTGCAAGGTAGCTCCACCATAAGAGATTGATGCTCCCTTACCGTCCATTGTAATGTTTGATAAATCTTGAGACATAAAAGTCCCTCCTATACACTATTGTCGATGACTGAAAAAAGTCCGTTTATACTAAATGTTTGTCGTCTCCTGTTATCGTCCTCTTGACCTAATGCCAATTCTGAGGACCTTCTAAAGAACCTCATTTGATATGTTATTGAGTCATGAGTCTGCGATGTATATTTTATAGAATCCAACGCATCCAAGGTAGCCTTCATTTTACTAAAGCCGCTAGGGTAGTCGTTGTCTCTTATCAGAATTTGGATACCGTACTCAAGATAGACCTGTCCGTTTCTGGTCCACTCTGCATCGTACTGAGGGGTTGTATCTATCACTGCTATTGCTTTGTCTTTTACGTTATCTCCGTCCGGGAGCAAGCTCACAAAAATAGGATAGTCGGAGCTACTTGTCGTCGGATCAACTCCCACGGATTGTGCTATTAAATAATCCCTAAGGATTATCGAAGGCGGGTGGGCGATATTATAAATGGGTGGTAATGTTGTCATTATTTCCTAGCCGAGTTTAATACAGTCCAAATTCTCCTCAGAATTTCTTTCCTGTTTTCACGATAAGCATTTTCTAGAAATTTGGGTTCTCCGTTGTCCCAATATGTTCCTCTTCTTTGCTTTCCTTTTTTATTTATTCCGTGCCTTCGTTTACCTTTACCTGGTTGTCTTACATTTTCATGAACAGCAACTGCATAATCCATATGGTAAGAGACTGTTCCGAATGTTTTCCATCCCGTCCCGTGTGATCTGTATCTCGCAGAGTTCTTCAAAGCACCAGTATCAACCGGAGTTCTTTTCATCGCTTCCCTCTTTAAGAACATACCAGCGTGGTGAATCCCTCTCCTCCACGCTTGTCCATAACTAGGATACATCCTTCTGAACTTTTCATTCAGTTCTTTAAGGCCCTCCAGTTTAATTTCTATGTGCATACCTTTGGATTTTTTACTCATAGAATTGCTGTCCTTAGAAATTCTGAAGCCTTCAGATTAGGTAACTTTTCAAATTTCTTAATCTCATAAGCGTCCTTATCTAATTCTGGATCGGCGGGTTTTGAAGCCAAGACACCTAACCATAAATATCCCCCAAGCTCTACATCTTGGGAGGTATAAACTATGGCATTACTGGTCTGTTCTTCCCCTATAGCGGAAAGAAACTGCTCGTGAGTATCTTCCCATCGGCAAGTTATCTCTACGGCAGTCCCTTGTGTGGGACGACCATAGGCATCTACCGATCCAGGCGGCCAATATACGGCCGTCTGTTTCCTCATCTTTGTAATAATACCCATCTTAAGGACTCGCTGTCGTTGTAGAACCTAGCCAGAGTATTTGGATACCGACTCCCTTGCCCTTATTCAGTCGTGCAAGTGCGCCATTAGTATCAAGCATCATAGCTTGTTGTCCGTAGGTAGTTACTGCAAAGTTCAGATCCACTTTCTCTTGGTAGGAAACACCAACAGAGCCAGCCCTTTCAGACTTGGCTCTTGGGTCTCTTATCGCATAAAAGTGAGCTGCTAACCATCTCTCAATAAGCTCAAGTCTTGTGACTGTATAGGCAGTCGAAGGACCTTGAGTACCAGTACAAAGTTCTGTCACTAATTCATTAGCGGTATTAATAAATGGATCAAGATCGGAGTCTGCAGGAACAATGGAAGAATCAACTTCAATTATTGCTTTAACATTTGTTGCATTAGTCCGAGACATATCCATTTACCTTTAATAATATTTGTGTGATTATTGTCCACCGAACGTATCTGAAACAAACGCAGGGACTTCACGTTTAGTTAGTCCCTTTTCATTTAATTCAACGCCATCAGAAATAACAAAATACTTCCGTTTGCGTTTTACTACTTGAACGTCATGTGATAATTCAAAGTCATTGGTGACATCATTATCAACGGGTTCTTTATCTGCTTTGGGTTCTTCAGCTTTTGGTGCTTCAGTTTGGCCATGTACGACCTCGAATTTAGGACCGAAAACCTCAACAAGATTAATTTCGGATTCAATAATATCTCCAGCAGTATAAGACCGTTCTAGGTCTGCGTGGGATCCAGTTACTATTTTGAACTTCATCTTTTCGTCTCCAGAATAAAAAAGAAATAGGACGGGGAGTTTTCAAGGCACTCCCCGTCCCATCTCATATCGACTAGGCGTGGGTACCGTGAACGATTCCAGTGTTACCATTGAAATCTTTTCGCAGTTGTGGAATCATAATTCCCATAACTTTGAAGTGTAGTTCCATACCGCCTTTGGTTTCCCATTGAACAGTAGTGATATCCATTCCGATTACTTCTCGGACAACATCGGAAGACTTCTGTACCAACAGCAATGTGTTAGCAGGTAGGAAGTCCAATGTCTTCGGACGGTCAATACCTTCGATAGCTCCAATACGGTCACGAAGGGTATTGTCACCCTTTGCTACTTCATAATCTTCATCCATATACTGGTCCCAACTTGTGGAGCAGTAGCAGAACCAAGGACCGTAGTGTTTAGCTGCCTGGCTCTGAGATTTCATAGCCAAGATTTCAGACACAGTAGTCTTATGGTTAGTGGTTGAAGGAGCCGTCATAGTCTTAGTCAGACGACTTGGGAAGTTAGTGTAACCGTAAATGGTTCCACCACCGTAACTGTAGGAGTCGCTGACTCCAAGAAGAAGATTTTCAGCTTCTTCAGCTACCTTACGACCAGCAAGTTCAGCAATGGTTGTGTCGAGTGGGCTTCCGCCGTTTCGACTTGCCAAAACTTCTCGTGCTGAGAATCGGAAATCCTTGTGGATGATAGGCAGAGGAAGACTATTCAAATCGTATTCTGGTCGGTCGCCAGCAGATTCGTTTAAGCCGTCCATCGAAACAGCAGCGGCAGAAATGTCGCTCTGGTTCTGATACTGAAGAACAGTCTTGCCCATTCCATTTGGAATATTATATTGAAGACCGTTTGCACGAAGATCAGCTACTGCTGCCAATCGTGACTTAGCGGCTTTCACTACAACGTCATCCAAAGAGATCCACTCATCCTTGCGGAGAGTAGCTGGTGCATTGGTGATCAAGGACTTAGCTTGTCCACCTTGGTTAATAGTTACATATGATTTTCCGTCGTCTCCAATGTATGGACGAAGGACGTGTGGGTCAAAGTTATTCGCCATCAAAGTTGATGCGACATCGCCGTGACTTACACCGTTATGAATAAAATCTGACATTTAGATTTTCTCCCAGTGGTTAATATTAGAGAACGACAACTTTGCAAAGACCGTTTGACCCACTAGGGCTAACAGCTTCCAAAGCCTGAACTTGATAAGCGGTTTCACTTCCAGCAGCCTCGATAAAGAGACCACTTCCACCACCCTCGACACATAACTTGTCAGCGATGGCAATTGCTTGTCCATCTTTAACAAGAACCTGAAGTTGATCACCAGCTACTGCTGAATATGCCTGTGCTTTGTCGCTTGCGGCATAAGCATCATCAACAGTTTTACCTTGAAGACCATCTTCAATCAGAATCTTCTGTAGTCCCTGTTTCAGTGCTTCTGCTTGAGCAGATTGCACCTGATCATAATTTCCGTCTGCGGCGAGTTCAATAGCCATTCCTGGCGATGCGATTTCATCAAGAGTCACTTCATCGAAGTGATTGCCGCCCTTGAGTACAATGGTATTTACAGCCATTATTATTTCTCCTAAAAAGAAATTAGTAAAAAGTTAATTACTCACCCCAGTTAATTGTAGGAATAAGCAAAGGTGCTTCTTCAGAAGAATTAGCTACTGGAGCTACGGACGAACCGATGGCTCCTGCATAATTCGCAGAAGGTTTAACTTCGCTGTTTTCTACAACTTCTTGAGATGCAAGTGCGGCCAAGGCCTTTAACTCAGAAATTGGTTTCGTATTTAATTGATCTGAACTGAAAGTGTTTCTTTCATTTCCGACCACAACATCAATCAGTGCCTGACGGTCACGATTGTGAGACTCTAATCCGGATTGAAGCATGTCACGAATCTCCGGAGGAGCATTAGCAACATAATCTTCTACAGTGTATTCCTCATTAGCAACGGCTGCTTCAGCTTCTTCAGCTTCAGCTACTTCTTCCGATACTTCTTCAACAGTTTCTTCTTCAGCGTCTGCTTCAGCCACTTCTTCGGCTTTAACTTCTTCTTCGGAATCTTCATTTTCAACTGGTTGAAGTTTGGCGAGAAACTCTTCACCTAAACCCAGCAGAGTGTCACGGTCATCGTCAGCAAAGGCTGTTGCATCATTATCAATGATAGCATCAACCAATTCATCTATATGAGACATAGTGTCTGCTCCTAGTAAAGTTCGGGAATCGGTAGAATCGTTGTCTGTGACTTCTGCACAAGTCTCCGAATCTATTATGAAATTCCCTTCATTAAAAAAACAATCGACTTTGTACAAACCGCCTTTAGAATTAAAAGCAATTTGAGAAGTCACAACATTCTGTATTTCAGCGTCAGAACCGAAGTTCTCTTGGAGCTGATATTCTATCGAGGTCTTCTGACTTTGATTTAGCTGAAGAAGTCCAGCTCCATCTTCGATAGAACACGCACCGATTTTATCTGGTAGTAATGCTAGGTGATCCGGCCTATAGTTTCTGGCGATATACTTGTAGTTCTTTCCATTCCACTCGCCGTCAATCAATTCATTATCTGTGAATAAACCTGTAGATAACTCCATGACTTCACCGGAGGAGAGTGCCTCGGCAATACGTGGATCAACTTCCTGGATACGTTCTTTTTCCAACCATGCCTCGGCACGTAGTTTCCCCGTTTTCTTATCGAAGTAGGTATTCATAATGACTCCTACTTTTCGATTAGTGATGACATCAGGATCGCAAGCCGATACACCTAGTCCATTCATAGTGGGGTGATAGACAACTACTGGTTTATGATTCCAGACCTCGGGGGTCTTAGATAATTCTGAACGTGGATAATAAAGAGGGCCGTTGGACCCATTGTGAACTCCTTCGGTAATCATAACCATGGGAGCCACAAGATATTCTCGGCCTTCCATCGTATCAAATCGAACCGATGAGGCCATATTAAAAGTGACGTTTTGTAAACTCATATTATGTCCGTAATGCAAAAATTTACTTCAGCTTTTTATTATCTAAAAATGCTGGCTCTATGTTAACCTCATTTTGACTTCTTTTTATTCCAAAATAAAACATGAAGCCAATACTTCACAAGACCTACTGGCTTGTATCCATTATCAATAATCAGTTGACTGATTTTGAAAGTATCTTCTGTGAAGGGGCATCTCAATAAGAATCTTTTAGGCTGTCCGGGTTTTATGAATCTAAGTCGTAACATTATGTGAATAATCCTTTCACTTTATCAAGTAGTCCTCCGCCACCTAAGCCTCCTAGCTTAGTAATGGCATACACAACGCCAATAAGAATAACGACCCATTTAAGTAGGGAAGCCAGAGCATTTCTTTTGGCGGCAGTAGCATAGGCTTTTTCGGTTTTAGCTTCTTGCTTTTGAACCTTACCGTCTACCTTGGTCTCACGCTTATCGGTTTTATAATCCCATTTGGATTCTTTTTTATCCACTCGCTCATCGACCTTCTGATTAGGTTCTGGATCGGAGTACTGACCGTCATCTCTATATTTTTTACGCCTACCGAACGGCATTAGTTCTGGACCTTATTCGGGTTGATAGGGCGATAACTATCTCCAATCACCAAACCGATTACGACTCCCGCCAACTGATAGGCTTGATCTGTCGTTATCCATCCGGAGTCTTGGCCAATCGTAACCATAAAGGCAGTAATAGCGGAGGCAAGAAGTCTTTTACTGCCCGCTGAGTTCCACCAATCTATGATTCCAGTTTTTGCTTTTTCAAGAATGGTCTTGGTCATCTGCATTCCTTTTCTAAAGTTTTGATCCGCTTATCGTGATCGGTTAAAATGTGTTGATAGCTGATCATGTTATCTGAAATGGTTTTTGTCGTTGCTTTAATGTCTTGTACGTCCCGTGATGTTTGTGTACAGCTCATACTCAATCGAGATAGCCACCAAACACCAGCACATAAAGAGGCGATTCCGCCCAAGATAGCAACAACCAAAGATGTTACGTCACTCATGCCTATTCTTTAATCATATCTGGAAGATAAGGTTTGTTTTCATTTATTCGTTTAATAATAACCAATCAATAAGAATTTGTCGTATGAATTTACCTCCATTTATTTCTTTATTATTTTCAAAAAATGAAGATTTAGGGGTTTCACGTGACGATAATTATGATAGGATTAAAGAGTCAAGTTAATAGTTCTTACCAACAAGGATCAATCAGATGAATCATCCAACTAAACAAGACTTCAAAAATTTAGAAAGCTTTGTTAAAGGTGTATTCAACACCACTCCAGTAACAGAATACAACAAAGATGCTTTTGCTCCTTTCAGCGGTCAAGTAGCACGAATCGGCTGGAACGTAAACGATGAAGAAGTTCATCTTCAAGTACTTGTTTTTGATGACGGCACTTACTCGCTGGTTCGCATAACTCCTAACGGACGAGAAGAATCAGAACGCAAAGCCAATCCTTTTAACTTGTTCCTAACCGTATACGCAGCAGAAGAATGGAACTGCTGGTTCAAAGATCAAGCACGACAAGTGGAAATGATAGCCAATCACGACCGCATACGTCAAGCAAATCTTCGCAATCGTTTCAATGCTTAATTCAAAATCTTAATCTTAATCACAAGGATCAATCAAATGTTATCGCAAAAAGAATTATGGGAACAAAGAGTAGAACTCAGACAAAGGGCAGCCCAGATGTTCGACTGGTCTAGGCAGTTCTACCATGACAGCGGTCTGGAAAACAACATAGACTTATGGTCGCTGGCTAATAAGCTAGGAGAAAAGCTGAATGAGACCGTAGCAACCTTAGAGTTTTTGGAAGAAGCAGGGGAGCTGCCTAGCTAATGTTTGAGCTTCAATACAAAATCGACTATTGCCATATTGTCACTGAACTATTCGATGACATCGCAGATGCTATCGAAAAAGGGAATCAGCTTTTCCTTGACGGCAAGAACCCCATCATCTGGCATGGGGGTCTCGCCGTCGCTGATACGATGACCTTTCAGCAACCTAGAAATAGGGTACCGACTTGGTTCTTCACGAAGAGTTGGAGAAAGAAGTTTCCAAAAAGAGCCAGATGACCTATTCTCCGATTATTACTATCTGGTAAGTGCAGCTATCGGCACCACTAGTATTGGCAACCTTAATGACATCAGCCGTACTTGCCGTAACGGCGTAACCAGCGACAGTAGGATTCCAGAACGCTATCATCCCGGCACCTGCCACCTTAACTTTATCAGTAGCACTTCCGAAGATACTTGAGAAGGCATTAGTTGCTCCGCCGACTTCTAATACCGGAGCAGCAGACGATAGTTCTTTATTGATTATGAATAGTCCTCTCACAATCGTAAAGGTGAGAACATCTCCAAACGCATCTTCAAGAACTCCAGCCAGATCAAACTCTTCATTAGAGGAATGTGCGAGTGTCCGGATATCGTGATAAATCTTACTAGCAACATCAGCAGTGCCAGTACCATTCGTCAGATTATCTGTAATCAATAAAGTGTTGTTATCTTTGATAGACGGAGCATCGGCTACCGCACTATCTGGAGTATTGACATACTCCCATATCGTCCGAAAGTTAAAATCGGCCTTAAATGTTTTAGCCATTGTGCTATTTCCTTAATAAATTTCTATTATAAAAAACGCCAGTACCCAAACCCCGCATCTCTGCGCCCACCCATCACTGGCGTACCCCGTGTCGTGGAGAACCCCTTAACCACGTTCACGAGGATTTATATTGTTTGATTCTAATCAATCATCTTTTATTTCTGTATCTGAATTACAGCAACTACAGTTTTTACAGCAGTTACAGTTTGAACATTCTTCTTTCATAAAATCGAATAATAACTGACGCATGGATCGTCTCCTTACTTAGGTCTTAAAAATGGTAAACTAGAACCCGCCCAGGAAGAAGACTCTACTGCTTCTGCGAAGGAGGATCCTTTAGGGGATGTTTTCTTTATTGATGTCCGAATGGCTCCCTCTATCTCTTGTTTTCTTGTCTTAGAGCCTTTTTCAGGGAACATAGGATCATACGGTAAAAATGCGCAGCGACAGTTAGGGTGTCTAGGTATTAGACCTCGGGCTTCTGATACTTTTAAGACAACGCCCTCTAATGAATTACATGCTTCACATACTCTATCGTCACCAGCAGTAGACCACTCGGCCATTATGGTAACGTCATCCTTTCCAACTATCTCAAAAGTATCTAATTGGCCTTCAGCATAGGCATGAATAATCTCTGTTCTGGCTATCGTTCGTGCTCTCCTCTTGGTCATGGTAACGACAGTCTTTTCCAATTCCCTTGCTATCACGTACGGACTTCTTCCATGTATTAGCCCGTCTGCCAGTATTCGTGCCATCTGCTGTTCCATAGCGGCCGTTACTCCCTCTAACTGCTGGAAGCATCTGGTGGCTAATATCTGTATCTGATTCGTTGCTATCGGTGCCGCAAAAGCAGACTGTAGAAAAGCTGCTTGAGAACCTCCAAGACCACTCGCCTGTGCCGATAGCCCATAAATATCCGTATATGTTCGGAGCATTGCTTTCTTATAGGATGATTCGATATAGGGGGCACACCACGGCTCTCCCTCAAAGCCTGTCGGTACTTGGATAATTCCCGCTTCTGCTTGTTGTTTCATCCACTTCTGAAAAGCAGTAAGCTGGGCTGATGGGCTTTGAGCTGCTACGATTGGTCCAGCGTCTGCTATGAAATTAGGATCATAAGCAATACCTAAAATGGATTCTATTTCTGATGGCCGAGGAGTCTGTAAACCATAAGACTCAAAGAAGAAGGCAGGGGCATTAGCAGTAAAGGGATTGGATCTTTTTATCCCGAAGACATCTAGGTCGCCGACCACATATCGAATAGCCCGTTTGAGCTGAGCCATTCTCTTATTTACTTCACGAACGAAAGAGTTGCGAAGGGAGGTCGTGCGTGTCGGATCCATTCTCAATGGATTCTTACTTGCTCTTTTTTGGTTTAGAGCAAGGCCAGTCTGGCAACTACTCTGACAGCGACATTGATGGTGATGGCGGTGTTTCTTCATCGATCCCAAATTCCCTTAGAGCATTTCTGGCTATCTGTTTAACGTCCCTTAATGATTCTTGAATAAGCTCATCTCTAGGGATACCGTGAGTTGTTTTATAGACCAATACTGAATACATCTTTGTGATTAGAGCATCTCTGGAACCAGTCATTTTTTGTAGTTCCTGTATCAGCATATGATTGTCTTGACAACCGTAATAGTTATCCGCCTCATCGTATTTAATAATGGAGCATCCTATTAGCTTACCGCAAGAGTTGCATATTCCGCGATGGACTGTTTGCACTCCCTTACAGAGAGGGCAATAAAACTCTAAGGTCTTTGCAGACATAGGATGCTCCAATTTATATTACACCGAATCTAAGTCCACTGGCCGGTAGTCTTAGTAATAAATCCATTGATGGATGTGGTTCCATGTTCGTTCGTGATGGCTAACCTAATATCGCAAGTCCCTAATCGGAAGGACTTACAATCAGGAATTGTCACGCTTGAACCGCTGACAGGAATCCAAGTTGATCCATCATCGGGAGACATTTGTAATTCAACAGCGGCAGTTCCGCCGAATGTTCCCGATACTGAAAACTGTCCTTCACCACCATACCATTGCTGAGAAGCTGATTCACCAGATGTGGCCGCGGTCAAAATTTGAGTCATTGAGTTTGGCATTATCTATTTCCTTCTGTATTGACTGTATCTATTAAACTGAAAGCGGCTGGTTGTACCGCTTTAATGACTGAATCGTAAACTGTATCACCAGATGCCGGAGCTTCTGTTGTTGTAGTCGTTGTTGCCGGAGCCGTATAAGAGATGACAAGCTCAGGGGCAGATGCTTCACTATAATTTCTAGAACGCCACTGCAAAAGAAAGTTGTCTGAAGAACTAGAACCTGTACTTGTTCCCAGCAATTGAAGGTCATTGTTTTCCGCCCAACCTGCTCTTCCTACTATCTCAGAAATCACCGAACCAATATCTGGTGAAGTATATTGTGTCCCACCACTCATTGAGCCAACCGTCCAATCAACTCCGGCAGTAGTTAAAGCTAAAGCACGGAATTCATCAACATCTGTGGGGGATGTAGCGTCATCAACATCGTTTCCTTTGATGGTCATAATCTTGCCATCGTAGGTAGTCCCAGTATGAAAATATAATTTCAAATAAGCGGAAGTTATTGTTGATCCAACTGGGATCGGAACGGATTGGAATCTCGTGTAAATATTTCTAACCGTGTACTCCATGGACGGATCGGAAGACGTATTCCACGAAAGATAAAATCTTGAGGATGAGTTACTGAAAGAGCCTGAATCATATGACTCATAGTAATAATTCTCCAATGCGTAACCATCATCAGCATTGTCCACGATGACTTCTGTAATGTCTGGCATTTAATTATTCTCCTGTGATTCAACTTGTAAGGCATTATCAATTAATTCATCTTCAGCTAATTCTGTTTCTGGTTCTTCAACCACTTCTTCTTCAAGTGGTTCTTCTTCAAGTGGTTCTTCCAGCTCATCGTCCAGAGACTCATCTATCATGTCTGCCTGCATCTGCTCGGTAGCAGCCATAAGAATAGCTTCAGCTTGCTCTTGTCCCATTCCCATAATCATAGTGAGAAACTCAAGAGGCGGAACTAATGTGTCTGTTCCCGACTGAATATATTTGGAGATGGACTCTACTTGGATACCAGCTACTCGTGCTTTGTCTTCTTCACTTGGTGTAGAAATATCGGCGAAGTCAACTTCAAAGTATTCACACTCAGGTAGAATACCTAAGTCAATTAGTCTTTGAACGAAAGGCCGTATCAGCATAGGAGCCACATACTTTTCTTGTCTGTGTCTAACTCTATTATTCCAAGTCTGCTTATCTTGGGAGCTTGCTAACTGTGCTGCTTCTGATCCCATAAAGATACGATGAGGAACGCCCAACGTGATTGCTATGGCTTTAATCTGGGCATTAATATGTGCTTCTGGATTAGCTACTTGAGGAGCTAATGACTTAGCTTGTACTCCTGCAAGAGCCAAGTATCTTTGAAGACCGTTGGAGTATGAATCAAATTCGGCTCTTAAAGCAGAAGCATCTAACTCCACATCACCTAGGTCTGGGTTTACTTCAAACGATAGACCAGGGAAAGCACCTTTCCAAAACATTTCAGCTGAGCCGCCTAATAACTTTCTTAGGTCATACAGGCGATTATAAACTGGCTGCATGCGGGACGTTCCGTAGACCTCGCTGGACATTCTATTATCGGCTATGTGTACGACTCTACTCCAATGGACTCGATGCATAGTCCCTTCATCTATATTGACTCCCTCGTTTATGGTACCGAATGTGATACTGTAATAAGTGGGCTGACCAAATCTGGGATTACTTGGGTCTGTTTCTTTACTGGAGATGTCAACCAGCGACTCATCGAACACTCGCAGATACAAAAGTTCGTGCTGACTGCTTCCTACTTTCTGTCCTCTTTCGTCGATACCATCAACAGGCTCATGTAGTTCTTTTCCGTCATCTAAGCCTAAGAGAACCAAACCGAATCTGCCGATACCGCTCATCGTATCAGCACGTGCCAAGAAGTGCCACAGATTTAGATTATTCTGGAGCTGTAGAAAAGCATCTTCAAAATCCGTACCTTCAGCTTCCTCATTTTCAAATACCCTAGGGTCGACCGCCCAACATTCGTTTGGGAAGATGGAAACGACCCGCTCTGCTATTCCTTCTCGGTCGTAAAGATAACGAAACTGTGCGGCTGTGATGTCTTCCGGATAACCGCACTCGGCATCAATATCTCGCCGGGGGTCTAATAGTTTGTTGAGGACATTCTTTCGCAATAAAGAAACTGAAGAATCATTTTGAAGCACTCTTCGGTTGTTATTAATTGTGATCGGAGCACTAAGATGTTTTAACTTATCAGGGATATTAGTCGGCATGAGGAGAAACCCTATTTGATCTGAGACTTATCTAAGTGATATATTTTATTCACAAAAGGGAATTATATCTATTCAATTTATTTTGATAGCAACTTTTTGAAGAAGATTGTGAAGACTGTCTGGGATCGAATCTTTGTATTTGTATAGGCCAGTCTCTTGATTTCCGTCTATCGTGGACTCCCACTGAACCCACCCATCGGAATGTACTTTAACATCCAACATACAGGACGGTGCCCACCAACTAAAGGCAACGTGTCCTTTCTTTATTTCTGTTTCGTGTTCCCGATGGGTAGGTTCTAGTGACAATAAGAACCGCTGTGCGTGTTCGTCCATTAGATTTCTTTTTCAGACGCTATTGCTTTAAGAGGATTATCGTGACCACAATTACACTTATTCATTCTGATCATTCTCATAATCTCTTCTGGAGCTGTATCGAAAAACATCTGAAGCATCATTGCATTTCTATTGCTCATCATAGAGTTAGAAATAGCATGTGACCGTACTTCAGTTGTTCTCTGCTCTGCCCTCCATGCGTACCATCCTATTGATCCCAATATCACTCCAATCAGAATGATATTAATCGCCTTCTTCATCATAAAAAACCTCTTCCGATCCGTCTCCTCCTACGTTGCTCTTATCAAATCGTATTTCAATCCTCGTTTAACAGGGTCTCTTGAATTTACATAATGAAATCGAAGCCATACAGCTCCAACGGGTTTTGGTGGTGCTCCTCTTTCCACATGCCATCCTCCGAATCCAGTTCCGAATTCCTCTTTGTAAGTTGGCAAGCAAATATGGGTCTGTGTATCATGGAAGATAGAACTGCGTCCGACTCTTACTCTCATCAACTCTATCTGCCATGACTCATGTACGTGGCCTGAGATAACGATGTCCGCGTCTGGCAGATACGTTGCTTTCCTATTCGTCTGAATTACTCCCTTGGTAACAGGGCCTCCTCCTCCATATCCGTGGGAGTAATGGAGCGTGACATTTCTTCCAAGGCTCTTTTGTTTACCATCGTAAATCTCCGTCAGCTTAAAACGAACAAAGCCCGAATAGCCGCCGTTGTGAATCGTCTCACCAGATATGTAGTTCACAGTAGAACAGAACCGCTCAGTAAGATCCGTCTCATGCCTTTTCTTAATAGCTGTCTCATGGTTACCCGCTGCGACCAATGCGAAGTTCTTTGCGTATGGGGCGAAGAACTCTGCTCCAGTTTGAATCAAAGCATCTAAGTAATTACCCACATTATGTTCTGATCTTACGTCAGACTTAGATGACCTCTTATCGTACTTGCCCTGCATAGCACAGAATAAGTCGCCAGCATCTATTATGATCGCATCTCTTTCCATGGCTTGGTCTAGATGCTTTTTCTGTAGTGCGTGATCCGACTTTGGATTATCCCAATGTCTATCACTAGAAAGAAGAACCCACTGCTCCCATTCAGCAGCGTAACCTCCTCTTAAAGTCATGTTGATATCAAAGAGATTTTTACCCGACTTAGAAACGTGAAACGGTAAATCACTCGCCATTCTGCCATTGCCTTCCTGTCTCCATTATGTCGAACCTTTGATGCTCGATAATCCAGCAGAACCAATGTCTGCCATCAAAGGAAGAAATTAGGACGATGTGTAACTCCTCGCCCTCAGTGGTCACTACTTTCGCAAGTGGGCTCCCTCCACTGTTTAAGATTTTATCCTCCCTGACGTATTCTGGATATTCAAATATTGAGGTTCTGAGGCCTTTATTACTTATCAAATCCAAATAGTTGACGTATGGCCCAATAGGCTCTTGCTCATAATCGCTCATATTCTCTCACACCCCCTCATTACTTCTCAGCATATAGAATCTCGTGCTCATCCCCTAACCTATCTGCTCACTACGTCGAAATTGTAGTGCAAATGTAGTACATCCTCCGCAAATGTAATACAAATGTACTTCCATGCCGCGTAATGTAGACCAAATGTAGTACATTTGCCTAAAAATGTAGTTCCTAGGACGTTCCTAGCCGAGAAATGTAGTTCCTAGGTACTTCCACGCCCAAAAATGTAGATCAAATGTACTACATCCTCCGCAAATGTAGTTCCTAGGACGTTCCTAGCCCAAAAATGTAGTTCCTAGGACGTACACTCTGCTCAAATATAGCTCCTATACTCAAAATGTAGAAGGATGTAGGAGGATGTAGTACATTTGTAGATCAAATTCTGTTCGATTGTACTACAGGTGTAGAAGATGTAATTCAAATGTAGGCGGATGTAGAAGGATGTAGGAGGATGTAGCTCAAATTCTGTTCGATTGTACTACAATGTAGCTCAAATGTAGGCAAATGTAGCTCCTACCCCCGCAAATGTAGTGCAAATGTATTACATTTGCCGAAAATGTAGTTCCTAGGACGTACATTTGCCGCAAATGTAGATCAAATGTAGTACATCGACCGAAAATGTAGTTCCTAGGAAGCTCCTATGCCCGCAAATGTAATGCAAATGTAGTACATCGACCGAAAATGTAGTTCCTAGGACGTTCCTAGCCAAGAAATGTAGTTCCTAGGACGTTCCTAGCCAAGAAATGTAGTTCCTAGGACGTTCCTAGCCAAGAAATGTAGTTCCTAGGACGTTCCTAGCCAAGAAATGTAGTTCCTAGGAAGCTCAGCACCTCGCAGAACGTCTCAGAACGTAGGTTATTGGCTTCAACATATATCAACATATCTCAGCACCTCTCAGAGCTTCTCAGCATATCTCCTAGCGTCTCAGCACCTTTTGAACGTGGCTACACACCACCGGAACAGAGCAAGCGGAGAAGATGACTATGACTTGGGTCAGAAAGATAACACATTGACTACAAGCTATCATGGTACTACAACGCCCCAACCCTTTTCTTTTTGGCACACAGTAGATTAAATGCGCCACTAGATGCGTCCACTTGGTCTTTATACGTCGATGCTGGGAAGAACCTAAGCTCCTCAAGATAGTCGGAGTTCCAATTGGCCCGCTTTAAGAACACATTGTTAGAATTAACCTGAGAGCTAAATGGATCAGCTCGTAATGCTTTGTCCCCTGTCGGCCTATCTATCCTTACTCTGAAGCCAGCAAGACGCCTTACAGTAGCTTCTGCGGACTCCTTACCACCCGAACCAGGCTCTTGTTCTAGACCTATTACCGTTCCCTTACCATCAGCTTCTGCTGTCTGCTGTATTACTTTCTCACGCTCACTAGAATCCCACTGACCTCGCACTACATCGAGTACCCAATACCGATTGTCCCTATCTACTCCGATTAATGCTCCGACTGTGTAGGCTCCACCACCTGCTGTACCCGCCTTATCCCAGAATCTAATCTTTTGTTTAATCTCCCTATCGGCAGGGCAGTCATCTATTCTAACCCGCTCAACCTTAAACATACCGCCGCCCAACGGTACTGGATTCTGTCCATATTGTCCACTGTATCCAAACTCTCCTAATAGTGTGCGAGATTCTTTGAGTATGGCCTTTGGGAGTCTTAGCGGATCGAATAGCTTGTCCTTATAGTAGTGGGCTAGGTGCTTAGGCTTAACTTCAAAGCCATCAGATAAATCTGCTGGAAGTGATATGTGCTTAACGCTATCCGTCCCTCTTGTTTTCTCTAACCAATTGCCAGTCGGATCGTTCTGATGCAGACGTTGCATGATGAGTATCGTAGGGGTCAGAGTCTTATCGACTTTTCTGGATGGGAGTGTTTCGTTCATCCATGTGTTTGCTTTCTTTACTTCAGCATCCGATAAGACTTTCTGCGGGTCAATAGGGTCGTCGATGATTAGAAAGTGAGCGTGAAATCCCACCGGAGACTTACCGCCTACCGTTACTGATTTGCGCATACCGCCTCTGGTATTTGCGAAGTACCCCTTAGTGTTCTGGTCATCTCTTAATTGTATCTCAGGGAAACAGTCGTAATAGCACGCCTTATTCGCCACTCTATCTTGTGTCGAAACTATGTCTCGGCACTTTCTGGATAAGTCCATACCCAAATCAAAAGCGTGACTACCGCATATATGTCTCGCCGTTGGCATACGAGTCCAAGTCCAAGCGGGAAAGGCAACAGATGCGATAGTGGACTTGGTTGAAGCGGGGGAGATATTAATTATGAGGTCGTGTTCTTTCGGCTCTCCGGCAAAGACACGTTCTGCTATCTCTTGTAACTCATCGCAAAGATACTCTATATGCCAATTCCATACTGGTTCTTCGGGTATGATTACGTCCCAGAACTCTTTGAGAAACTCATAGAAGGACTGTTGGGTGATACTTCGGACAAGATCTGTCTCGCTGAAACTAGGACTCATTTAGGTCTTCTTTCTCATACCAACTATCGTAATTGAGTAGAATCTTAGAGATGTATTCCAGAGCATCATCTATCATCTCATGTTTCCTTACGTCCCATCTATGCATCGCCACATTAAGAAACGCATTTGCTTCATAGACATTTAATTCCATATCCATAGAATACTTGAGAATCAAATCCTTTCGGTCGTCATATTCCCCTCGCGGGTTTATGTCTCGGTCCTTCTTATACCAGTGGGCATAGTTGTCACGAATAAGCTCCAAATATCGGTGTGCTTTTTCGATATCCTCACGACCGTTTTTGTATTTATGCCTCATAATATATTTGACAACATTACCCTCTGCATTATCTAATCTCAGATCCATGATAATATCTATGACCTCATGAGGTCCGTAATTATAATGATCGGGTTGGTTTACATTTTTGGATGCTGTCTTTGGCACGATGGTCTCTCCTGGCTCCGTAAAACTATGCTCAAACATCAATAGGACTTCTTACGTTTGGCCTTTTCCCTTTTCTTCTTAGCTGCTTTGGCTGCTGCCGCTTTCCCTTTTTTGGTATAGGGATATTTTTTACCATCTACTTTAGGCATATCATTACTCCTTGATTGCGTTTAATTGTTTCAGTTGGTAAATAACAAACCAAAGTGAAAATATGAAGCTCACTATTATTATCGTATTCATCAATTTCCTAGTTCCGAGTTAACTCTGATTCTGCGATTCCACATACGGACAGCTATCTTCTTTTCGGGAGCATAAGGTCCGTCTGTACCACATGTATCACAGGCGCACCAAAAGACACCTGTCTCTTCCTCTCCCATAATATTCAATCCCTTTTCCGCTTCTCCGCAGAAAGGACAAGCTCTCAGGCAAAATGGTCGTAAGTGTGCTTGTCCGTCTGGTGTGCCAAAATCAATTCCTGCTATTCTATTGCTCATCATCTTGTTCCATTTTGAAAGGGCATTTCCAAAATGATAACCATTCGGTCCCCCAGTACCGCAGTACAAACAGGTCATCCAAAAATTACGTCGGTCATGTTCACAGTCTAAAAACTCACACGCACAAAACGGGCAATTCTTAATTCGCAATGGCCTCTTCGGATTCATTATCAATACTCTGATTTCGGAATCGTATTGCTTTCAAAATTTCACGCTTAACATCCAAGCTCAAATTTAATTCGTCCATCGGGATATGGGCGTGGAGATGTTCGTGCTGAACTGAACCTCTTACGTCCAATTCTATCTTGTCATTATATCCCCTGTCTCGATTAATTGTCTTGTTCACAAAAATGGTGGCTGAAGAATCGCCCCCAGCGACAAGACCTATAAGGGCAGCCTCAAAGAAGTTCTTTTTATGAAAGTCAATCTCCTGCATTAGCTCTCCAAACTCCGGCTCATTCGTTACCCAATTCTCAAATGTCTTTCGACTCATATTCATCATAGAGCAAGCACGACTTACGTTGAAGTTGGACGTGACAAGAGCATGTAAGAACAAATGCTGGCGGCCTCTTTTACCCGCTCCCTTCAGCATAGCTTCAATCTTTAGGATGGAGTTATCTTCGTGCTCAACAGCCTGTATCTCATCCCATATCTTAGCTAGATGCGATGGCAGCTTTTGATATATGTACTCGTGAAAGTCTTGCACAGTGGACATGTTCTCTGAGCCTCCATTTGAACTCGCCTTCTCAATCGCAAATCTAAGGGCTGGCTTTGTATCCTTCCATTTACGCAGAGTCACAGTGGATACTCCGAGAGCTTGAGCCATCTTAATTTCACTCATGCCAGACTTGGCTAACTCATAGGCGAGTATGTAATTCTCATCCTTCCATACTTTCTTCGGCATTTTTATCTCCTTTTTTATGCTTGTATTATCTTATCATATAAGCGTGAATCCATATTACAAATCTAACATGTGTTAATAAATTAAAAAAATGAAGATTTGATGGTTACTGTAGTCGATAAATCTGATAGGCTTAAAGAGTCAAGTTAATACTTCTTACCAATTAAAAACTTAAGGATCAATCAGATGTCGAACATTTTCGCTGACAAAGAATACAACACTTACAAGACCCAAGCCAACGCAATCAAGAAGATGGAAAAGGTCTTGGCTAAATTAGATGACTCATTCAAAGAAGTCAGTTATTTCATCGCAACTAATGAAGAAGGCCGTTTCTTCCCTGTAGTTTGTCATCTATGCGGACGAAGGGATCACAGATATTTGCCTACAGTGGGATTCTTCCTAGACAACGGAATCTCAGTAGTCAACTAACAACCCCTTGACCTGAGCAAGTCTTGAAACTGCTCATTTCAAAATTACTTCAACTCGATAATACTTAAACACGAATTACTTTTTCCAAATAAGGAACCCTATCAATGATTACTGTATACGGATCAAACGCAAACGCAGATCAACTCCGAGCAATCCCTCTTGAAACTCCAGACAATGCCGGTCGATACTGGCAAGGCATCCAACACGGTCGCCTTGTCGATGTCCTCTCGATGCAGATCAGAAATCGAGGTTGGGAAATTACCGAATCACGATTCAGTCTGTCCAAGGACCAAGCCGACTTGGCAGGAGCCTTTAAGATGCGACTACCGGGAGTTGATACTCCAGAAGGTATGGACCTGTCACTTGGCTTTGTGACCTCCAACGCATTACGCAAATCACTCAAGATGGTTGTCGGAGCCGTAGTTCAAGTTTGCAACAACGGGATGGCCACTGGCGAGATTGTGATGCAGAAGAAGCACACGAAGCAGTTCAGCCTAAGTGATGAGATTCAAAAGTCCCTAGATGTTTACGAAGTCAAATCACAAACCATTAAAGAAACAGTGACACGACTAAGGGAACGTGAGTTATCCCCAACAGAATCTGATGAGATTCTAATGGAAGCGGGACGTAATCATCTCATGCCATTCAGCCGAATCGGATTAGTGGACGCAGAATACCGCAAGCCCACTTTCGAAGAACACGGCCGTGGCACAAGTTGGGCTTTACTAAATGCCTTCACCTATATCGTCAAGAAGAATCCGGTTCACGCTCAGATGAATCAGATGAATAAGTTCCGAGAGTTGCTTCCAACAGCAAATGTCTCCGAGTCAGATTACTACTTGGCAAACTAGGACAAGAAGCCTCCCTGAGTCAAATCGGGGAGGCTACTTTTTACCCTACTAGATATATTTGTTAGATATGTTATAATGGAGTATTGGAAACCAACCATACGGAGATGATCATGGATCAGAATATTTTACAAGACCGATATAAGTCAGTCGAAAGACTCATCAGAAAAGTATGTGCTGAATTCTCAGTACAGCATCCCATAGACCTAGAGGATTGTCTATCAGAAGCCAACGAAGTATTCCTCAAAGTCTGCGACGATTACAGATCAGACAAAGGAGCCAAGTTCTCCACCTATCTTGTCCGAGTTCTAAAGTTCAGACTGATGGACAAAGTTAGGAAAGAGTACAACCGAAATAATCTTCTTGCTCGTGAGGATACTGAAGTCCTGACAGAAGTTTATTCAAATCAGATTACAGAATTTGATGTTGATGACTTCATCGGACTTATGAATCTAAGTGAGGATGCCTCGATAGTTGTCAAATTATGTTTATCGAATAAGTTTGACTCATCTATGAAGAAAGGACAGCAGCAGATCAGAGCCGAACTAATGGATAAGAATTGGACCTCTCCCAGATGTACCAATGCTTTCAAAGAAATAACGGAGGCAATAAACAGATGACCAAGTTATACAAATACCAGAAGCAGGGAGTCCTCCAGATTGAGAAGTTCAAAGGGCGTGCCCTTTTGGCAGATGAGATGGGTCTTGGTAAGACTATTCAAGCCCTGTATTATCATAAGAGAAATAAGAAAAGAACGACCGTAGTTGTATGCCCAG